TAGAACTTGGACAATATATTGGATTAAAATAATGAAGATAAGATATAAACCTGAATTTATAAAAAAAGTAAAAGAAAGTAAACCAAAACGTGGATGTATTAACTGTGCAATTTTAGATTCACGAACTTGCTTAGCTTCATGTTTTAGAGATGCTTCACGATAAGTCGTATAATAATTCTTATCCATCATGCGTGCTAATTCTAACTTAGCACTTTTATCAGGAATAGAATCTAAATATTTATTACGTACTTTTGTATTGTAATAATTTTCTGTTTCATTAAATGATCCAGCAGCAGAATCTAATGGTCTGTTTAAAACGCCCTTTATACGATCTTGTTTTTGCCCATTAATATCAACAGTCTCTGTTTCTGAACTATACATCTTATCATCCATCTCACGAAGATAATTATTATAGTTATTAGCAATAAGAGTATCGTTGTATTCTTTTTGTTGCTGCTTAGCGTAATCTCCAAGCATGCCACCTAATTTACCGACGGTAGATGCAATGTTTTGATTAGCTTCAAACTCAGCATTTAAACCACTCATTAATAAACTATTATTACCTGGTTGACGGGGGGTTGGAACGTTTGGTGTGTCTAAACCTATTCTTTGCTCATATGTTTGTATTTTTGGCATATTATATTATTTCAATTTAACCATATTAAATGCTGATCCAGCCGTACCTAATAACGTACCAATAGCTGCACGTTTACCAGCCTTTTTAGCTTGACGACCTGCGTATTCTAAATTTTCTGATTCTACGTCAGATGCCCATTTACTATATCGACCTTGAGTAATAGCTTCCCAAGATTTAACATCAGCGTTATAACGCAAAGCCATTTCATCACGCTGTTCTTTGTTAATATTGTTTGATAGAATATCTTCTGCTGTTCCACCATAAACACCAGCAGCTGCCATAGAAGCACGAGTAGAAGCATTAAATTCTGCTTGGGATTCTTTAAGACGCTTACCTTCTTCTTTTGCGGTATCTTGAACTAAAGTGCTTTGACGTTCAGACTCACGAATAGCTAATGCACCTTGTTCACGAGCTTGAGCAGCTTGAGCTTTATATAGATTCTTTTGAGCAAGTCCTTGAGCATATTGACTGTGTGCTGAATATGCACCAGATGCTACTGTTGCGCCGACAGCGATTGTGGTCATTGTTACCGGATCACAAATGGGACACCTCTCTTTTTATATGGTTAAAATAACCATTCTTTGTCTTTTATTTAACTACATTATATATTATTTCAATAACTATTAAAATAAATATTATCTGCATTAGCTTCTGAATGACTTAGTATTGTATATTCAGCACCTCCTCCATCATTTTCATACCAAAAACCTCCTGTAACAATTCTTTTTCCTCCCCAGTGCCTACTAGCTTTAGCAACTTGCATAGTTTTATAATAATATACCTGAGAAGTATATCCAAAAACACCAGAAGAACTTAATTTAAGTGCCTCATATTCATAAGTACTTTCGATTACTGCCCCATTACCTGTTAAATCACCATTTTGTATAACACTACCTTGCATTATTAAAGTTAATCCAGCTACTAAAGGAGCATTAGAAGCTTGTAAGTTAAATGTTCCTTTATCAAATATTATTTTTTTAGTTGTAGAAGATGCAATTATTTTGTTAAATAAAGCTAAATCAGTAGAGTTATTTGGAGAATCAAACCAAGAAACTATTTCAGCGTCTTTATAAATTCTCTTAATTCTTTTACCATCTAGTGTAACTAAAACAGTTCCTGTATTATCTACACTTGTAGTATCCGATGCATCATAATACCAATTACCTTCTTTTCCTAAATCAATTGTATAAAAAAGATTAGTAGGTAAAATACCAGTTAAAGCTCTTATTTGTGCTATTGTTCTTTTATAACTTGTTCCTGTTAATACACTTTGTATAGCTTTAGGTAGAAAAAAGTTATAAAGTTTATTAGAATAATCAACCCCATCTACTATATAATCAGTAGGATATAAAAAATGTACAGGTCTTAATCCAACTTCTTCAGGAACACTAACCTCTCTCCATTCCCAAGAACTTAAATCTTCATCAACTTTTACAACTAAACCTTTATAATAAGTAAAGGCTAAATTATCATCAAGACCTAAATCTATAAGAGAAGCTATAGTTGCTATTTTTGTTTTAGCATCTAATACTACTTGAGCGGGTACTCTTAATTTTCCCGGAGTATCATTCGGTGGTATAATATTATTAGGCATAATTATGGTATTAGTTTTTTAATTTTAATGTTAAAAGTAGATAAGCTATAAGGAACTATAGATACATATAATAATACACCTAAATCTTCAAAATAATGAGATTCAAATAAAGCAGTTATATTATTAGTTGTTATAATATCGATAATTTCATATTCAATATTTTCAGTATTAGTTACAGCTAAAGCTAAACGACCTATAGAAATATTTTCAATTGCAACCCCTGTATTAAATACGACTAAAGTTTCATGAGGTTTATTTATATAAGCAGGCTCATTAAAAGTAGGTATAATATCTTCTAATGTATTAGATAAAGGAAGTTGCCAATAATAAATCATAACAGGAGAAGTAAAAGGAGGGGGATTATTAATTATATCTTCAATATTAGATATAAGGTCAGTACAAGCTAAACAAGTATTAACTGTATTATAATTAAAAAAAGCATCAATTTGTTTAATATATTCATTTCTTTTTTCTAATGCAGTAGGTAATATTTCAGTTCTTGTATAATAATATAAAGCATAATAATTTAAAGCTATAATATCTTTAAATAACTTCATATTAATAACATTAGTACCTTTAATATAATAATCAAAATATTCTTTACCTAATTCATCTAATTTTGCAACCATAGATGTATTATAATAAAGTTGATAAATTGATATAAGTTTATCATTTGTCGTTAAAGCCTCGCCCGTAGAGAAGGGTTTAATCGTGTAAGGTAATATAGATGTGGTATTAAATAGCTTTTGACGTTTTAATGCTATATTACCCATTTGCGTTTCAGTACAAGGATTAAAAGTATCATTACAACCACAATTACAAATAGTATCTATAATTTTAGTAATAAACTCAGTAATAAATTTATCTCTAATAGTAATATAAATATAGTAAGTAGTAAAAGCTTCATTTGCTACTTCTAATTTATAATTACCATCATCTTTAGGGTAAACTGTTAAAGGTTCATCAGATGTAAATTCAGCAATAAGTATTTCAGGTTCATTAGGTATTAGTTTTATTAATTTATAATCTAAGGTTATACCTAGAATACTAATAAAATCCATAATCCCTACGCCTAATCTAATTTCAGTATAATTATCTTTATAATACATAATATCAATAGGGTTAAAATTAATAAACCTACTGTCAACAAGTAACAGTAGGTTTCCAACAATCAATTCAAAATTTTAATTAAAAAACTAAGTCGTTTTCTCTACTGTATTAAGGTTCAACAACATCAGGAGTTATAAAAGTATTGTAAATATCTAATAATGTACTATCACCAGCAGGTACACATACTAATAAATTTACAGATGCTACAGCCATTGTTGTAGAAACAGTAGGTTGAGCTATAGCTGTCCAAGTAAGAGATAATGTATTATAATTAGTAGCAATACTAGAAGCTAAAGGTAAACTAAAATACTCTTGTGACCATTCAGTATAATTACCATTACCTTTAAATACGGTAAGTTGTTTCTCAATTTCTTGCATTTGTTCTCCTGAACCAACAGCTAATACTCTAGGTGTAACAGTAATAGGTTGATAAGGTAAAAATACTCCATCAACAGCAATACCTAATTTAATTTTATAACTAGTAGTAGTTAATTTAATTTGATATCTTCCTGTATTAGTTTCAACAACAGCAGTAACTAATAGTTTAGCAACGGGATCAGCATTAATAGCTGCAGCTACTCTAGTTACATATTGTAAATTAGTTTCTGTTGCTTTTTTAGTAACACTAATATTAGCAGGGAAATTATCTACTTTATATGTATTAGTTAAATCAGTTAATCTAATATTACCCTCTCCTGGGGTAGCAAAAGTAAGGTCAGGTCCAGATGAAGTGTTATCACCTATTTTAAATACTCCTGCAACACCAGCTACATAAGCTTGATAGTTTCTATTATTAGTTGTTTTATTAGGAATAATCAAAGACGCTTCAAAACCAGTACCTGATTTTTTAACAAATTGAATACCTTTAGCAGTTAATAATTCAGTATTAGTAACTTCATTACCTCTAACAATAGGAGGAGTACGTTCATCAGTATTATACAATAGTAAACCGATTTGTCCTTCGGTTAAATCATCTAAGTCTAAACCTGTAAGGGCAGGAATTGTTGTTCCAAATAAAATGTTTTCCATCTTCTTTTTTGTTTATTCAATTAATATATTTTCTCTAACAAATTTATCATAGGAATCAGAAGCTATAATACCTTTAATAAATTGAGCTGTATCAGCTATTATTTTATTAACTATATCATTAGGTAAATCTGAACCTATACCCAAAAGGTAGTCAATTTGTCGAGGTTTACGGATATAATGGAGCGTAAGGCTTGAAAATGTTAACCCTTTTGGAATATATACTTTCATGTTTTCCCTAGTCCTGTCGGCTCGTATTTCACTTTCTCGGCTATGTGAGAGGTGTGAATTGTTTATATACGGATTATATTCTAAGTCACTAATTGCAACAGGAGAAGTAAGTCCAGTAATAAGATTAATTTTATCACTAACAGTATTTTTAATAATAAAAGAATAACCAGCTACATTAGTAGTTAAAGATAACATTATATTATTAATAGAACTAATAACTAATTGCTCAGTTTTATTATCATACTTACAATATATTTTATCTTTACTCTTTGTATTTATATCAACAAGTTTTAAGTTAATAGTATTAACTAAAGCATTAATAAAAATAAAAGAACGTTTATAATCTTTAATACCATCTTGAGGTAAATAGTCATTAGGTAATAAAGTATAATCAAATATAGTAACTAATTGTGAAACATTATTTTTATCTACATAATTAAGTTCAATTTTAAAACTTGTTATATTAGTTAAATTTATGTTTTTTAAATTAACCATAGAATACTCTTTAGTTATAACACCACCAATTTGTGTAGTATAAGTACCTGTACAGTCATAAGCTACGTTAGCAGAAGCACTAATCCAACCGTAAAAATCAAGAGGAAGCAATATAACTGCTTCCTCTTTAGTATTACTTATTGGATATAATGTTTCTGTTTCAAATAAACTATTAAGACTATCTAAGGTTGTTTGAGTATCAAAAAGTGATACTTGTTTTGGATTAGAAAGGGAATCTGTTCGTTTATCTTTATAATTTAAAGATGTAAAGTTAAATAACATATCTAATTCCTGTGGTAGGAAGTTCTTTGATTTATGTGTATTTACCTTCTGTAACAGTATTCCTAAGCCTATGTGGATTTCGGAAACAGTCATAAGTTTTTAATTAATGTTTAATTTAGATTTAATCATGTGTATAAGAGTAGGACCCTCAGCATTAGTTTTTAAATAAGAAGCCGCAGACTCTAAATCATTACCAATAATATGGTCACCATATTGTATCAATTTACTATTAACAGGTTGTTTAAAAATTTGGAAAAACAAACCTTGTTGGATATAGTATTTTTCCATCCAATTTTCATCAGAAAATAAGTTATTAACTTTAACTCTAATTGCATGAGTAGTTTTACCTAAGTTATAAATGATAATTTTCTTATCAGATAAAGAATCAACATCTGTAACTTGTTCACCTATTGCAAGTAATATAGCATTAGCTTTTTTCTCGTCATCAAGTTCTCTAAGATTATCAGAGAATTTATTGAATACTTCCATTTCAGATTCTTGAGCTTTAAAATCAATAGATTTTTCATATATATAACCAAAGATTTTAGGAGATTTATCTTTATCTTCTGCTCGGTTAGCAATACGAGAATGTTTTAATATAAAAGCAAGCTTAACAAAATCAGAATAATATTCAGAATTAAGAGTAATAAAACGATTAGAGTTATCTCCTTGTGTTTTACTTTGTTCTTGTTCTTCTAATAAATCATGTATAAATTTAAATTGTTCATCTACTCTAGTTAATTTTTCATATCTAGCAATATGAGAAGCGGTATGTAAACTAAATTTAACTTCCATTTTAACACCTTGTTCGGTATCTCTTTTATTTTCAGAATCAGGGTCTAAAATATTACTAAAATTTGCCCAATATTCTTTAATATGAGTTTGAAAACTATTATCATTAGTTGATACATCTATAATAGATGGCATTATAAACCTTTCTAACGTACCTGTAACACCTTTTAAAGGTCCACCACTAGGAGCTAAGATAGATTCAATATAATAATTAAATTCTTCTGATGATTGATTAGGTAAAGCAACTAGACCTTTTTTAAGTCTAACGTTACAAGCTAAAGTTAATTTTTTAATTACAGGTTTATTTGCAGCGTTATTAATTTGATTAGTTAAGTTTGTAGCAGTACCGGTAGTTTCAGGTTTTTTATTATCTTCCATTGTATTTGTTATTATTATAGTTTATATTACTTTTTTAATTTACGAAATAAACCCCTCAAGTTAGAGGGGTTTTAAATATCTAATTATGTATTAAGCCGCAGCATCACAATACAATGAGAAACAATGTGTGTTTCTACGTACAGCTACTCCTAAAGTTTTAAGGAAGTGAACAGCTGATTTATCTTGTGAAGTAGATACTACTAAATCTTTACCATTACCAGAGTAATCTGCAAAGCTATTACCTTTCAATAAAGTCATACCTTGTTCAACACCTCTAATCATAGAACGTCCTTTTTGATTAACCAATTGAACGTTGTTTTCTCCATCATAAACTGACATATCAACGAAGTGCATTTCATAAGATGAAAGTGGACGTCCAGATACAGAGTGACGAGGAGATTTATCAGCATATCCTGAATGATCGAAATAAGGAACAGTAACAACAGATACAATATGACCATCAATATGACGGAAATGAGTAAATGCAGAACCAAAAGTAAGATTCATAGGAGAACCAGTAATAGTACTATTTAAAGCGCCTTCATAGATAGCCCAAGATTTAGCTTCAGTCATAATAGCATTACTAAACTCTTCTTTCCCACTAGTACCTGTAAATAAAACAACATTTACATTTTGTTTATCAGAAGCACCATAAAAAATATCAGAAACAATCTTAGTAATTTTCTTGAAAGTCAAGATACTATATGTACCTCTATTTGGAATTTGAGCTTTAAGTCCAGCACCGTATGGAATTGGTAATCCTGTATCAGGGTCAATTGTAAGTACTACACCATTAGCATCCCTGTTATATTGAGATTCCCAAAGAGATTCTTCACAAGAACGTTTAAAGTTCATTTCATGTTCGTACTCTTCGAAAGGTTGCCAAAGCTTAGTAACACCATTTTTAGTAGGCAATAAATACTCTACAGTACGGTTACCAATATTACCAGCAAATTCATAAGATTTTCTAATAATACCAATTTGGTTTTTAGCTTTACCTGGCATACGTCTGTTAGATTCATTACCAACAGAGTAAGCTTCACTTACGTTAGCACCACCAATCATACCCCATAATGTACCTCCAGCAATTTCTCCAATAGGAAGATTAGGTGTATTAGCGTTTTTAACTAATTGTAAAGCATAAAGATAACCATTAGCAACCTTAACAGGTCTACGTATAACTCTACACATTACGTTGTTAGGAGATATAACGTTATGTTGAAACTTTAGGAAAGCATCTTTAAATACTACCATAATCTCTTCACCCGGAATACTACCAACAGATGTAACACCAGTATAAGCATGAGATACAACTTCAGATGTATGTTTAAGTTTACCAAAGATCGGCCAATCATATTCAACATCCTCTATACCTTTCCATTGAACTCCTTTTAATTGTCCTTCTGTAAGAAACAATAAAGGAAAGAGTTTTTGGTCATTACCTTGAAGAAAGGTAACTACAGGATTAATTGTATCACTTTTTGACATTCTAGCTTTAGCTAAACTAAGGTTAGATGTATATCCATCTTCATTATATGAAGGATGAATCATAATTCTTGCTTTTTCCACGTTTGTTTTTGTTTAATAATTAATAATATTAATAAAGGCTCTAAGGTTTAAAAATTTACCTCACTTAGATTCGGTATGTAATCATTGTTTTGTGTTTTAGGTAATCTTCCTTTATCACTATTACTAGTATTACGTGCTTTGTTCCTGCCTATTTTCTCTCTAAGACTCTGTACTTGTTGAGTAGTAGCAATATTTTTAGCAAGAACGGATAAATCATACCCTTTATATCTTAAATAAGACATAAGTAAATCAGCATTAACATCTTCTTTTTCAGCATCTAAAATATCTTTTGTTTTACCGTCTTTTACCGGTGTAGTAACATAATTTAAAAATGCTTCTCTTTCAGGTATTGGAATATTAAGGTTCGAGAGTTTACCATTTTTGATGGTAGTTTCTACAGTATTCCAATATTGTTTTGCTTCTTTAATTCTATTTTCTTCTTTAATTTTAAGTTGGGTATCGACTTCTTTTTGTTTATTTGTTTGAACGTCTTTTAACACTTTTATATTATCAATTACTTCGATATTATAAGTTTCTTCATCAAGACCTTCTAAATATTTAGCATAAGCAGGTGTTAAAGTTCTACCTGTAGCTTTATAAGCTTCTGATACATATAACCCTTTTGCTTCTTTCGATAGAGTTTTTACATCTATCTTATCATAATCTACAACACTAGAATTATAACCTTTAGCAGAACCATGTAAAAGTAAATGTTTACGGAAAGCTTCTAATTCAGGATTAGCTTGCATATAACGTTCAACACTACCTTGTTCTACTACACCTACTACTTTATTAACTACATCAACTAAAGAATCTTCAGTATCATCAGGCATAAAAGTTTCAACAAAATCTACAGCAAAATTTCTAGCTAAAGCATTCATTACTGCTCCTACAGTAGTACTTTCTCTATATAATTCTGTTTTTGTTTTAATTACATTACCATTAGCATCAATAAAATCACCTTTATCATCAACAGGTAACTCATTAGTTTCTAAATAATGTTTAAGTTGTTCAGCATTAAATAATACTTTATTTTCAGCATCAACAATTTCTCCTTTATCATTAAAAGCAGTACCACCAAAAGCATCAACAATATCAGCTAATTCATTATTCTCTTCGTCTGATAATTGGTCAGAAGATTTAGTAGTTAATAAATTAGTTAAATCCTCAAAGCTTTTAATATTAAAAGTAGGATTATTATCATCTGTATCATCATCTGTATTATTAGCGGCATCAGATAAATCATTATCTCCTTTTGTAGGTGCTGGGTTAGCAGGAACTATTGGTGCAGGATTGCCCGTAGGAGAAGGGTTATTCGGGGTTGTTTCTATAGGATTATGTATTCCCTCTAAACTTACATCATCTAATGAACTAAATTGGTCATTAGGTTTGTTTATAACATCGTCTGTCATAATATATTAATTTTAGTTATTACTTGTTACTTTCTTTTGTTTTAAAGCTTTCTCTTTAAGTATTAATTCTTTATTATCTTTTCTAATAGTATGGTTATCCATTTTATCTTTTCTATTAGTTTCTCTAGTTGCAAGGTATTCATCAAACGTATTATCCTCTTCTAAGGGCAAGTCTTGGCTGTCATTATCATCAACAGTCAACTCTTTTCCTGCATATTGCATATCAGCAGTGTATTTAACACCTTCTAATCTACTATCAATTTCATATTCTTTTAAGTCTGATATAGCTTGTTGTAATTCATTTTGCATTTCTTGTAATTGTACTTGTCTATCGTGGTCAGCTTGAGCTTTTTGTTCTTCTATAGTTTGTTGTGCTTTTTCCATTTTTTCAAGTAATACACTAACTTTAGACGTGCTATTAGTAGTATACATTTTACTGACAGCACTAGCCGTTGCTCCATTTTGAATCATAGCACCAGCAAAACTTCTCATAGCTTCTATACCTCTAGTATTGGTAGTAGCATCCTTAACAAATACATTGTAATTAGAACTAGCGTGGTAGTTAGCATCATCAACATTCATTTCAAATACACCACGTGAACCATCACTATATATGTAAGCTTCTTTAACTCCGTTAATCCAAGCTATTTTAGATATATCTAATAAACCTTGATAATCTTTTTCTAACATCTTATCAAAAGCACGAGTAAGTTCATAAGTAATAATAGCACTACGTACAATAGCTTGTTCTGTAGTAGCTTTACCTGCATATTGACTTACATCAGAATATCTTTGAGCATTCATACCGATAGCTTCCCAATATTCATTTTTAGTTTGTATAACTAAATCACTAAGTTCTTTGATAATACTGTTTAATGACATATCAACAACTTTAATCATTTGAGAAGCAAAAGCAGCATTAGGAGCGGCTTCATCAACCCATAATACAGAAGTAGCTTCCATGTGATAGGCTTGTTTAGCTGTACTAATACCTTTTGTTCTAGGTACTAATCCGTATGGTAAAACAAGTACTTTATCTTTATTTTTATTGATTAATTTCTCTATACTAAATTTAATAACATTAACATTACGTTGATATACCATACCATCTTTAACAATAGAATTAATTTCTCCTACTCTAGTACGAGCAATAATACCATTATAACAAGATTTTAAATTACCTTTAGAATCTACATCAGAACGGTCAAATTCTACTTCTCCACATTTAAAGAAATAATCTAGTACTTTATAACCTTGATATTTACAAGTGTACCATTCCATAGTTATTTCTATATCTCCAAGGTCAGGTTGTAATTCATAATCAGCTGTAATTTCCTTTTCTTGCGGTAAACCAAATTCATCTAAATAAGATAAAATATATACATCTTTATAAGTAGTATATACTACGTGGAATACTTCTAATCCATTAGTATAACATATCATAGGTATAGTAGAATTTACATAATTAGAGGGTGAAGACATTACACCATTTCTACCTGTACTTGTATATTGTTGATTATATTCATTAAATCCATTATTAACTTCTTCTTCAAAAGCCTTAATATGATCTTCTTTTAACTCATCTTGAAGCATTTCTAGGACTTGATAAGGACTCATTATTCTACGTCTAATATGAACATCAGCTTCTTCTACTAAACTAGAACCCGGTTTCATATTAATAACAAAGAGTTCATTTCTAGGTACATGTTCATAAATAACTTCCCCATTAAGAACATCTTTATATGTATAAGCTCCACCTGTTACAATCCAATCGTAATAAGCATCTATAATTTTATGGTCAATATCGCAATAAAATCTAATAAAATCTAAAGCTTCTTGACCTTTTATTAATGTAGCATCATTAAAAGTAGTATTAAAGTTATCTACAATAGTTTGTAACTCAGGTAAAGGTTGTTCTTCTGTAGGCATTAAACCTGTTACTTTTTGAAAGTCCATAAGAACTTTCTTTTTATGATACTCTTTAAGTAATATAGATAAACCCTGCTGACGACTAATATCATCATTAGGGTTTAGATTAACAACTTCATATTCATGGGAACGTGTACCATATTCTCCAAGTAATAATTTAACAATACCCATAAGGATATTATAATTAGCTAATTTAGCTTTATACATAAAGTCTGTATTAGCACCATTATCTTGATTAGTAGAACCAAATATAGCTTTATATTCACTATAATCTATAATACCTTCTACAGCAGCAAATAGTTTATTAACTTCATCATATTCTTTTTTCCAACCTGAACTATCTATATAGTGAACAATTGTTTCTTCTATATTTGTAAGTCCAGTATCTTGATTTCTTTTAGCTTTTTCTGTAGCTGTTAGTAGTTGATTAGGTAATAGCATTTTTATATTTGTTTATCTAATTAGAGAAATAAGGGTCAAAATTCACTCCTTGAACATTATTAGATTCCTCATTATAAATTGAGTTATTATCATCTATATTATAATCAAAAGGATTATTAAAATAATTATCTATATTTGCTTGTGGTTTTTCGGGTACTTGATTCTTATAAAGAGCTTCTTTAATATCAAACATTCCTATTATCAAACAAGATACTCTATCAGCATTCTTAGAACCATCATATTTTAATAATTCTTTCAAGATAGGTAAATCATATATTAAATGCAAATTTAAAATCGTATTTCCGTGTATATCTTTACCTCTAGGAGTTATCAACCAATTCTTTAAATACACAATTCCGGTTGCTTTCCTTTGTGGGTTTGATGCTATCGAAATACCGTATTTCCTACCCATTCCACCCTTTTGTAAATCTTTTTGATGTTGAAAGGTCGTTTCAAATTTTAGAAGGCTCAAATAGCCTAATTTCAAGGCATTTGCATAAACGTCACCTCTATCATTTTCATATAATATCTTACCATTATAATAGGTAGCACCCAAGAACATTTGTAAGTCATAATCAGTAGTATCTTCTGTTCTACCAACATATACAGCAACTATCTTATCTCCTTTAGAAGCAGTCATATTATTAGCCGCTTCATATATAATAGTACACGCTAAGGAATCTCTAGTAGTAAACGTATCTTTAGTTTTAGATATAGCAAAGGGATCATTCCATACGTGATATAGATGTTCAGGTATAAGTCCTGTAGCAGGGTCACGATAAGGTTCATCATATATAACCCAACAACCTCTAGCATCATCTGATTTAGAGATAGGATAGTTCTTAATAGCTTTAGGTGTATTAGCTAATTCATCTTCATCCATTAAAGCTCTATCTTTAAATACTACTTTAGTACTTGTATTGATAAACATACCTTCACGTCCAATAGTATTTCTACTTGCTAACTTAACAGTTTTCTTAAATTGAGCATCAAGAAGTTGTGCATTAAAGATAACAGATTTAGCTCTACTAAAAGCATGAGAAGGGGAAGGAGGTTCCTCCATTAAGTGAGCAGTAATCTTACCATCATCACTACCATAACGTAATAACTCTTGTTTTTCAAATGCCATAGAAGCCTTAACATTACTATTACCATGTCTATCTATAAGAGGTTCTCCTTTATATAAACCAGGTTTAGACATATAACAAGGATGAAAGAAACCACAATAATCATCTGTAGAATCCTCATCCCAATTATTAACAAATGCAAGGAATTTACGAGATATAACATTATAGAATAAATCCTCAAAACCAGCCCAAGCTGTCTCAGCTCCACCACCCGTACCAAAGACAATCATAAGACCTGTCATTAATGAACCATCTTCTAATGATTTAAGTGTAGCATCTAATACATCAGTAAGATTAGCACATTTACCAGCTTCTTCTATAAGAATAAGCATAGCATCCTTACCTCTAATTTTACCACCATCTTTACCTAATATAGCAGTATAGATTTTAGATAAAAAACCTTTTTTAGCTGGGTTACCTTTAAGTCTGTAACCAAGTTCTATATGTTCAAGAGTATTATGAAGTCTACCCTTATTCCAATCAGTATTATCATTTAAGTTATCAAGGAAAGACATAACCTTATTCATAGTACCATCTTCAAATAAAGAAGCACCATCATAAGCAGCAACTACTGAAGTACTACGTCTATATAAGTTTGCTTGATTAGCAACTAGCCAACCGTTTTTATAAGAGTAACCTTTACGTCTAGCTTTACCTACAACAATATGTCTACCAACTCTTCTAGCAAGTTCTATAGATTTAAAGAAATAATAGTCTCCATCCCAAAATGAAGGAAATTCAGCAGACTTATTTACAATACCACTTTCAGTAGCAGTAAGAAGTTCGCCACTAGGACTATATAAAGCTCCTTTACTAACTTTAAAGTCAGAAGAGGCTTGAATTTTAGAATAATTAAGGTAACCATAATGCTCTCCTGTTATATGTATTTTTTGTATTTCATATAACCCTTGTTCATTCTTAAATAACTTACCGGGAAGAACTAAACCTTCTTTACATTTTCTTTCTTCTTCATCCCAAAAAGCATTATATTCACGTCTATCCCATTTAGGATGTAATTTAGTATAACAACCAAACTTTTTAAAATGAGCAGCAGTAGAAGATGCTTCACTAGTATTAACAAAAGCTATATCTTCAAAGTCAAACATCTCTAAAGCATCCTCTTGGTCATTCTCAGGATTTATATAAGGAACAGATTTAAATGGAGTACTATAAGTATTAGTATTAATAGGTAACGTTGGTAATACTGCTTCTAACTTAGCTACTAAATCATAGGCTTCTGAATCTGACCTTCTCATATTATTCTATTATTATAGGTTTAATACCTGAATATTGTTGTATAAATTTACCTATAGTTACATTAGTAATTATAAAAGAATAACCTAATAACAACTCGTGTTCATAAGCAAGATTATAAAACATACCTGGAAGAGGTAAATGTTCAAATGAATTAGAATCAGTAGAATAATCATAACTAATACTAAAAGGTTTCATTTTAAATTCATCTTCAAGTTTATCTGCAATATTACGTAATAAATTTTCTATAGGATTAAGTTCACGTTTATTTACATATACTTCAGGATAATTACCAATAAGAACAATCTTATAATTAAATTCAAGATGTTTCTTAATAATATCTTTAACTGCTTGCGGGATAAACCAATCTTCTCTATGTATAGGAAACGCTTGTTTACTATTAGTTTTGATTATATTAGGTATATCTAAAAATAAAGCATTATTCATAATATTTAGATTTATGGTTAATAATAAAAGCTCCCTTATGCGGAGAGCTTTCTGTTATGGTCAGTTAATAAGGCTATAACTTCATTTCTTAAATATGGAACTTGGAGATATACAGGCTCTTTGTTAAGAGGATAATGGACGATGGCAAGACCATTTTGTATAAGAGTATATCCCCATTGTTCCATAATATAAGCATATATACTTAATTGTAAACAGTATGTATGAAACTTGGAAGCAGGTATATGACTAATAGGAGCATTAAACTTATCTTCTGTTATTATCCAATTATCTGATTTTATCCATTCACCACCTATATTTACTTTCTGATAATAACCCGGTGTATCATGCATATCAGCAGCATTAGATTTCCAATCTAAAATACAAAAATATTTACCTTTTATAATAGGACAATCAATAGTACCAGCTAATTTATATTTAGAAAGATATACACGTTTCTCTGCTAAAACAGTTGCTCCGCCTTCTACAAGAGGTTTTAATTTATTATATATAAAAGGATAATCAGTTTTAAGTGGTGAAGCGTCTAAATCATTAAGACTAGATATATTCTTACCGTATTTAAAAGGATTAGTTTCATAAGTAATTAAATCATTATCTCTAGCTTGTATATCATTACGAGTTTTATTAATACCAAGTTCTATACCATTATGTATACCATTACCACGCATACAAGCTTCTGTAGTTTTTAAATCCCACTTAGCTTTAGTAAGGTCTTGTAATTGTACATAATAAGTTTCTTTCTTTAAATCAGCAAGTTTATATTTAACACTTCCTAATCTAATAGCTTGTTCTTCGGGATAAGGTTTAAGTCTATACCCAGCATCTTTAAGACCAGTATACATACTCCAAAATTCTCTATCATAAGGATTCTTATATTTCTCTATAAGTGTAGTAACAGATGTATATACAACATTATTTTCATCACGATATTTATGGTTGTGTTCAGTAAAGATTAATTCTTTGGCTTGTGATTCTACTAATGGTATCATAATATTAATCTTCTCTATTACCTTTTTCTCTTCCCCCTATTAACATCTCTCCTTCATTATCTTCTTGAGCATATTGTTCTTTCAAACTTTTAATAGTAGTTATAAGTTTTGGTAATTTATTAATAATGTTAATTATTTTATCTTGGGTATTAGTAACATTGTCTAATTTGTTTATTAGTTTAGTTACTAGTTCTAATTCTTCAAGTGTATATTCCTTTGTCTTCTTTTGTGTTAACTGTACTGCGACTCTAAGGTCTGTCTTTAAATCCCTGACTATTTCTAATAATTCACTAGTGTCAGCACCTAAATCATATAATGCAGCATCAGCAGAAAAATAAGCTTTACCAGCAGAACTAAGTCTTTGTAGTTCTTTATACTTCTCAACGGCTTTATCAAATACTTTATCAGTCTTCCAATTTTTAGGTACACCACTTAAATCACGTACAGTATCTTGAGAGGCACTTAATGGGGTATTATAATACTCACTACGTGGGTCGTTATAATAATATATATATTTAAGTTCAGCACAAGCTACAAGTTGCTTTCTACCATTAGGATCAGCTTTACATCCTTTATCCCTATCGAAGAGTTCTTTAAATTCAGGTATAATAAGACATTGTTTCTTAAATACTACAATCTCATTTTCCTCTTCTCCTACATAATGTCTTACCATAACTATTTTTGTTTAATTAAACAAGTAAATTGTCTAAACTTTTCTACCTTAGTAGGAATAGCTTTTACTTCTTCCGGACTAAGAACTTTAGAATGTTGACTTAATCTTTCTAATTCTTGTTTAGCAGAACTAGCCGCAACACCAGCTAAGTAAGTATAATAATCAATTTCCTTATCAGTAAGATTATGAGCATTATCTTGTATAGCTTTAAAGACAGGGTCAAATTCAGCTTTACGAGCTCTTTTATTAGTCCATATAAACTTTAAGAAACCACGCCAATGAATAGGTATATTCTTAGTAAGAGCATATACAGTTGAAGTTAATTGAACTTCTATAACTTCATGTACTTGTTCAAATGTTAAATCTATACCATATTCTTTAGCAATAGCCTTTTGGGTTTCTGTTATTATCTTTGCTAAAGTATTATCAATATTCATTGCTATTCAGTAATAATCTTAGGCATCATTTTTACTATCTTAGCTTCTTGTTGCTTAATAACATTATCAAATTCAGCATCACCTTTAGCTTTAAGGTTTTGTTCTGTTACACCTTCAGCAGCAAAAGAGTCTTTAATATCTTGTTTAGCTTTAGCTTCATCAATATACATATCATGCATAACATTATATAAAGCTTTAGAAGACATAACAAACCATTCTTGAATAGCTTTAGTTTCTATAAGATGTACAGCTTCAATAATATCTTTAGAGTAGTATTGGTTGTATAGGTAGTGAGTTTCTCCAATTGGATTTCTAGATTTATCTATTGCAAATACTCTAAATAAGTATAAAGCTTTATGTGGATTAGCAATAGAAGGATAAGCTGTTTTAGGTACAGCAGTGAAATCATACTTATAACTTGTTTTAATGTTATTAGCATACATTTCATTAGTAAGAGAATTAAGAGAAGTAGTAAGTAAATCTCTATATAATTGTAGTTTGATAGGAATAATACCGTTTGCCATCGTTATTATGTTTTAAATTATGTTAGTAAATGTTATATTTGTTTCATTATTATTTGTGTGTGAAGGTGGCGGACGAGGGGCAACTACCTAGGCATAAGTAGGATTACCTGTAGTAATAGCCTCAGTTCCATGTGTACAAGTATGTATAATTCTGTATGTCGTTCGAGCAGTAATAGCCTGCCCATAGGAAAGAGTTTAATCGTCTTAGGTTTTATATACATTTAAGTATATAATACTATATATAAATATATATATTTGAAATATAACAATACCACCTATATAGTCCTAATTTAAAATGTTAAAATTTTGTTAAATCTTACTAACACGTATAAACCTTCTCCTAAGGGCAGTCTTGACCCTCTTCCTATATACCATCCTAGACTTGTTAGTACTAATGAACTTATAGGTATTATTACCAATTTTACGAGAGTAGGATATAGATATAGATATGGAAAGGTTATTATATATAGAAGTATAATAAAAAAAATATTATAAAATATGGTAGATTTTTTGATGTTGGTAAATATAAAATTAAATATAAATTTTTGGGTATTAGTAGATATAAAAAATTTTGGGAAAATAGGGAGAGGTTATATAGGGTTGTAAGAGGTTATTGAAGAAGAAATTGGTAAGAGTTTAGAAAAGGATTAAAAGGATAGGATTTTAGAGATTAGTATATATTGATGTATTGGAGGTAAAATTATATATGAGTTATATGGATATAGACCCACCCGTGGAATTACCCCCACATCATTTCGGGGATTTAACATACCCCGTCCACATTCCGTGGCAATTAAACTTGAAACTAAAATTGGTATTCAAGACACATATTAATTCAAGTTTGTAGAAACTTATGATAGTGTTAGTTTAGTTGCCTATGAACGTGTTAACCACTTGTAATCTTTAACCCTTAAATATTTTAATTATGAAAACATTCAATGTTATCGCCTCAGACATTATTACGAAAGCTGGAACAGAGCCATTCGTAGGTCTAACTGTAGTTGTTAATGGAACAACACAACAAATTGCTAGAACTTGTAAACAAGCATTGCTTGACTTACACAAATCAGCTCGTGCATCTAATATACCTTCTGGTCTATATGATAATGGAGTTGATAGTGCTAATCCTATTATGCATAATCTATTCCGTGAGTCTATCATTGGATTGATTGGTAAATCTGGATTTGCCGATGTTGAATTCTACGAGGCTGGTGCTGAATATGTAGCTACAGAAGTTAGTTCTGCTGTAGTACGTGGAGAGGCTAAAGTAGGACAAATACTTTTCACTGAAAAGAAAGGTTCTCGTATTGAAGGCTTTGTAACATTCCCATTGACTGATTTGGAGAATGCTCAAAGAGCTTTCCTTGCTAGTGCTAATCCTTTGATTATTATGCAAGGTTTGTTTGGTATTGGTGCTCCTGCTGTTGCATCTGCTCCTGTTGAACCGCAAGCTATTGTTGCTCCTGTTGTTGAAACACCAGCTGAAACAGTATTTGATATGGTTCCTGAAGATGCTACTCAAAAATCAGTTAAACCTGCTAAACCTGCTAAATAGTAAGGTAGCTAGTCCTGCTTGATTAATAGCTCTCGTAAACTGCTCTCGTGTAGTGCCCGTAATGGGTGCTCTCGAGGCAGGATACGGGAACTATTTTTTACCTCTAATTAAACTCAGATTACTAATCAAACTCACATTACATTCAACTAACATAAATACATACACAAATGAAAACAATTAAACTATCATTAATAGGATTACTATCCTTATTCATCACAGTATTACTAATAAAGTACGCTGTATTATCATACAACAACATAACCACAGACTTCCAACCACTTGGTACTACAGAAGTCTATAACTTTGGTATTACTTTCTTATTTCAATGTATTCTTTTATTATCTCTTGCTATTATATCTTTTACTTTTGCTATAGTTTCTTTTACTCAAGCTAATAAACACTATAAACTATGGTGTACTAAACGTAAAATTATGCAATTAGTTAACCATATTGATGAAGAAGAATATAATGAAGTAATTAAAAAGATAGAAAGAGCTAGTAATACATTGGTAAAGAAGGTTCACGTTTATGATTATTTAAAGAATAAAAATAAACCGTTAAAAAATACTGCTGATATAGTTAAAGAGAATAATAATAATATGGCTAGAGATATTGCTCTTGCTACTGAACCTGTATTACCTAAAAAGGCTTTTAAAATTCCTGCTGATATAATACCTGAAAGAGATACTTATAACCCAATTGAATTTGAACGTAAAGATAGTGAATAACTATCCACTCTTTGCCCTTACTACTAGTGATGTAAATGTATATAACCTAGGAGAGCTAGTAGTAGCAGGGTAAAAGATATTAATATATTGTTATTACTGGATTAAAAGAGGTTTGGTAATGATGATTAAACTACTATAAGAGATAATAGACTTTGAGTGAAGTATAGTACCTCATAATATCCGTAGCATAAGTGGCACATAACGGCTAGTAAACATAGGTATGACTAGTAATGCGCTTATAGTAGTTGTAACAGTCCGATAGAGTGGTAGTTTTTTAAGGTTAATTTACTATTACTCTGGACTGTTATTAATAATACAATTATATAGGTTTTAAGTAGTCTAACAAGAACTCAGTTTACCCCTTAATTTGTAAAGCTATGGAGTGATAGTATAATGCAAGGTAATCTTTATGTTATTCAGCCTATATAATTGTTATTATTTATGAAATAATCGAGAAGAGGCACAGCTATACAGCTACAGATGTACATACACCAATATCCACATATCCCTCAACACCTCTAAATTAACCTCATATTCCCGTTTTTCACTTATCCCTTAAATCCCCTTCTCTCCCAAGTCCTTTTCACTATTACCTCAACTAATACCCTCATAAACCCCTTTACCCCTTCTAAATCAATCAATTACAACCTATAATCTTCAATACCAATTTATATTAACCTTTATAACCTTATCCTCAACCATTTAACCGTCTAACTTATGTCATTTATTCAATCTATTTTCACATTCCATCCTATTATTTCTATCTTAATACTTATAACTCTCATAATAACACTCACTTACCTATTAAAACAAGTAATCAAAATCCTCAAACAACTAGCTGACTAATTACACCTATATATATATAGGTACAATCTCAATCAAATCCAGCCTATTTCCAAATACATCGTTCACAATGGATTAACATTATTTCCATCAAATTATCGTACAACCAACCGCCTATTTTTCAACCTTTAGCCCACATTTCATTAACATTCTCAACAAAATCCCTACCTTTGCACCTCAACCCGATATAGTAATAATATTAAGTTAAACTTACATATCTTATAACTAACCAATTTAAACAAATTATTATGAACACAACTGACAATACAATAGATTTTAAAACTTTACCTTCAAGACCTATTAATGGAGGAATACAATATTCATTTTAAAGCCGATAATGGCTATGGAGCTAGTATTGTACAACATTCTTTCTCTTATGGACACGAAGAAGGTTTATGGGAATTAGCAGTATTAGATAAAGACGGTAAATTAGATTATACTACACCTATTACTGCTGATGTATTAGGTTATTTAACAGAAGAAAAGTTAATACTACATTATCATTAATATCTAAACTTTAACCTACATATCTTATAACTGATACATTAACCATTAAAACTACAAATATTATGAACCCTTTTACTAAAGAATGGTTAAAAGCTACATTAGCATCCGAATCTATAAAGAATCTTAATACTATAACAAATGGTTATATAGATGAAATATATAATGAAGATAAAACAATACATATTTTAATTGTATCAACAGATGAAAAAGTATTAGGTATAGGTTTAAATTATAAAGAATTAATAAAGAGCCCAGCTTATACTTTTAAAGATGCTATACAAAAAGTAGCAGAATTATTAGAATTAAAAACATATAATGTTATAAAATAATACTAACCTTAATACATATATTATGTCAACAACATTTGGAATATCAATCCCTAAATCTCTAATAAGAGATAATGATTATATGGAATACTCTAGTAATACAGAAACAAATCCAGATAATATAGAAGAATATCTTATACCTATTGCTTTTAGAAGTAATGGTATTAGATTTACTAATCCTATTGCACACCTATTACCTGATGATACACAAGTTATCCCAATGGATAATGGTCATCAAGGTATTTATACCATCAAAGATATTAAAGATAACAGTAAATAATTATGATATCAAAACTAACTCAATTACTAACCAAACTAAAGTATAAATTATACCCAAAGTCTAACCCTTCTATTCCATCTTGTCCTATTGAACAAATCAATGTACGAGATAAAGAATATAAGAAGACTCATTGGGTATAATATACTATAATTAATACACATATAATTATGTATAGTGCTAATCCAAAATACTTTAGTATGTCTATTTCTACTATTGAATTTGTTATAAAGAAAAATGATTATATCATTGAACATAAAGACAATTCTACAATAGTATATAAGAAAGACCAATTAGATACTCAAATAGAAGTATCACACTACCTTATTAGATTATATGTAACAGACAATAAAAAGTATAAATCTTATAAGTTATTTCTTAATATGTATAATCAATACAAAAATAGTAATACTAAGTATGCAATAGCTAAAACTAAATATTCTCTTGAAAAGCTTACAGTTATAATACAAATACACGCTATTAAATACTTGTACATTGAACTAACAAATAGAAATCTAATAACAACTAACTTTTGTGAATAAATATATATTCACATTTTAATCTCTAATTAATATTATGAGTACAACTACAGTTACAACAACAAAACAAAGAAGACCTAGAGTCTCTAAAGGTGTATTAGTTACATCTAATGATTACAAAACACGTAATACTCTTAAGTTCCTTGAGAGCCTTAATGTTAAAGTTATTACACATTTTAACGCTATTAATTATAATAGTTACGGTTACAAATTTGCTAACCTTTAAATAGTATTAAATATTCTCGTTAGTTTATTCCCATTTACTAATGCTTATACTAATACTTGATCCGGAGGATAAACCTATGTCCTTGTAAATAGATAAAAAGAAGCCTCGTCTAAAAGTAAGACAATGCTTAGTCGACAATAAATTTAACAGCATAGATTTGCTACTTTAATTATCTATATTATACAAAATAAACCATACCCGAATACATAAGGGATGGGCTATAACACTTGAAATGGTATTCGAGAGTGAACTTAAAGACGATTATTAATAGAACTTCCTTGACATTGTTCCTATTACTGTAATGTATCTTGATGATTATAGCAGGAGTTACCAGCATAATGACCATTTTATTTAATAATATAAATAAGATGGTGCTAATTAAAATTAAAAGAATATGACAAGACTTATTGGAATACACGGGAATGGTGATTATAAAGCTCATACTCCTTGTTATGAAACGTGGAGAAATATGCTAGCACGTTGTTATAATGATACTATTCAAAAAAAGAAACCTTATTATATAGGATGTACAGTATCAGAAGAATGGCATAATTTTCAAATATTTGCTAAATGGTATTACGATAATTATAAAGAAAACTATTGTTTAGATAAAGATATATTAGTTAAAGGTAATAAAGTATATAGTCCTGAAACTTGTTGTTTTGTACCAAATGATATAAATGTAGTATTTACATTATCTAATACAAGTAGAGGTTTATATCCTGTAGGTGTATATAAAAGAGGAAATTCTTTTAGAAGTAGAATAAGTATAGAAGGAAAACAGACTTCAATAGGTACATATAAAACTATAGAATTGGCTTTTGCTGCTTATAAAGTTACTAAAGAAAATTATATAAAACAATTAGCTAATAAATATAAAGATACTATAACAGAACAATGTTATAATGCTTTAATTAATTGGGTAATAGAAATAACTGACTAAATAAAATTAACCTAATAACTAACATTATGAATTATAAAGTAATAACAGATTACCTAAAGAATAAAGGATTTAAAATCCTAGCTAAAGAACAAGACCATATAATATCAGCTTATAATGTTACTACTTGTATGGTAATTAATTGGGTTATTACTAATAGAGTAAAAAGACCTCATCATCTCCATATAGTATATAAAGATATTAGTGATACTAGATTTAAAGGTAATATAAGTAATTTACAGGAATTTAATAATATATTAAATGCTGTAATATAAGAGTGTTGTGTAGTTGGATTGTAGACTGCCCATAGTAGAGAGTGATAACGAGTAAGTTCGAATTAATCTTTCTCTATGGGCAGGTTCTACTAACATCTGACGATATGTTTCTACATATACTAACACACTTAACCACTAATATACCAAGTAACAATAGTAATGTAGTCAAAAAGTCAATAATTTAATACATAATAACACAATGATAAATACACACATATTAAATCTAAAACAAGAAGTACCTAAAGAAATAAGATTAGAGGTATATATTAAAGCTGTAGAATATATAAATAATCCTATTCAAACAAAAGGATTTGGATTATGTATTATATTACCTGTATTATTATGGGATTTAAATACATTTATAGCTGCATCACCGGATGGAAATGACTGGTCTTATCAAGAAACGTGTAAAGCTTTCCCTGAATTAACAGATGAAGTACTAGAAACTTTATTTCATACACATACTACTAAAGAACGTAAAATCAAAAGACTAGAATACCTTGAACAATTCATTAAACAATTAACTTAATACTTATAATTATGGCTGGAATTAAAACAACAGAAAAACTTAAAAAACAACATAGAAAAACTGTAAATGGTTATTTACTTGATTCTAATGGTGCAATATTAAAAGGACAAGGTAAAATTTATAGAAATTGTGAATCTGTAGGTAGATATAGACCTACAATACACAATTTACATATAATTTAATATATTATAACCCTGAACGATAGATAAAACTGAAGTAAGGTTTATAGTAGTGTAAATCAAGACTTAAAATACGTATAAAATTAATATGTAAATTAAACCGTTAAAGTCGGATATATTAAATACTAATCTGCCGTTCCAATTGTTGATTAGAATAGGTTAAACATTGAATACCTTTGTAAATTATAGTATAAAATAAGCAAATAGTCTTATCTATAATTTACATAAAGATACTAATACTGAATTAACAGTATAACTGCTAAGATATAATTTACTTAGTTAAATGCCAGATTCTAAACCGTAGTAATACGTAATGATATGATGCAGGTTGGAGTAATCCTAGATGTGTTGTTCCTGTGAGAAAGGAATCAAACATAAGAAGCAACTATAAACATGGTTGACAACACAAATGAGTTCTCAGCAAGTAGTTATTATATAGGACGATATACCTATTTAATATATAAAGAGATTTATAAATAACTACGTGACCCTACTCTTATATATAATCTAACTCAAGTTTATGTATTGATATAAGAAGGGTGCTAATACAACAACAATAACAACAAATAAATACAATATTATGGCACATTGTGAATATTGTGGTAAACCTATTACCACTGATGAATTTCAAGATAATGATGGATTATGTGTTAAATGTAAACCTAAAGAAGAAAAAACATATAATCATTATGTTACATTTGGACAAATACATACTCATAGAGTTAATGGTAAAACATTAGATTGTGATACTGTTGCTAGATTTCAAGCAAAAAATGCACAAGAGGGTAGAACTAAAGCTGTTGATTATTTTGGTGGTATGTTCTTTACAGATTATCACGATATACAATGGAATGATGAAAAACTAGAATACTTTCCTAAAGGTATTATAGATATAGATTAATAATCTCTTATTATATAAATTAAGGGTGTCACCATAGTCCTTATAGATAGCAATTATGATAACCATTTATGTTTATCTCTTACGAAAATAACCGAGTATCTACAGACCCAAGAGGGGAACTAATTTGTATAATAATAAAATAAACAATTAATAATCTTAAAAACAAAGTCATGGAACAGTTTAAAAGAGCACAGGTATTAATGTTACCAACAGATAAAATAGATTTAAACACAATATGTTTAAATAATGTTACAGGTTTATTTTTATGTACTAAAGAACATTTAATACAAAATGTATTTAATACTTTAGTTGAATATAAGACTGCTATACCTCAACATTTATATATTATTTCAGATGATGAAATAAAAGAAGGTGACCATGTATTTAATACTAAGGATAATCATTACGGGGGTATTATAAATAAAAATAACCTAAGTGATGCAAGAATATTATCTTATATTAAAAAGATTATATCTACTACAGATACTTCATTGAAACTACCCTATGATAGTACTACTTCAATATCTAAAGATGGGGGAGGAATAATATTACCCCAGCCATCTCAACAATTCATTACTAAATATATTGAATCTTATAATAAAGGTGAAGTTATTAATAATGTGATAGTTGAGTATAAATATAAAGGCAAAGAATACGTAGATGAACAAGATGCTTATGGTTATGATAAACAAATAATCAAAGTCAATCCTAATGATAATACTATTAATATTAAAGAAGTAAAAGATAGTTGGAATAGAGAAGCTTTACATATAATAGCCGACCATTTTTATAGTATGGGAATAGCTAGGGGTAGAGGAAATTTAGAGGATAAAATAGACTGTAATCAATATACTATAAATGATTATATAAATCAAAACTTATAATAATAATTATAAACACAAATAAATACTTAAAATTATGCTTAAATTAAAACAAATTAACATTACTGAACCTAATGTACTTATTGCTGAAATTTTAGAACCTGTAGTATATACCCACGTAGGTACAATTGCTAAAACTGATGATATTATATCTAGAGAAAAAGATAGATGTCCTTATTTACTTGCTAAAGTAGTAAAAAGTTCAGGAGAATATTGGGCTAGAAACCAGAAAAATGAAGAAATTATAGTAGAATATAATGAAGGAGATATTATTATGATTCCTCGTTCCGCTATGAATCCTATCACATTTCCTATTGAAGGCTATGATATGCCTAAACTTGCTGCAATATATACAGGTAGTATTTTTGCTAAGATAGAAGATGAAATACCTCAAATTACTGAATAATTATAAATTAAATAGTCTATGTAATAATAGGCTATTTATTTCTTAATCCTAATACTATTAATATGAATTTTACAACTTTTCAACAAGAACGTTTACCTAATTCAAATTCTTTAATACTTAAAGCTTTATTTATATTAGTATTAAAATGGGAAAGAATAGATACTTATAATAATTTACAATTTTATCCTGATTTTGTTAGATTATCATATCTACATAATCTACTTAAACCATATAATTATTTTTATATGGCATCTATAAATCCTGTTGAATATACATTAATAGCTAAACAAATTGTTGAACCTAGAAATAGAGAAGGATTGGATAAAGATTTTAATAAAGTAGATAGTGATTTACTTTTAGATTATTTACATAATGTAAATGTAGCTTCTTCTATAATATCTTTAAATTAATTAATATGTATATAAATTTAGAAGGTAAAGAACTTGATGTAACAACTATGACTAAAGCTTATTTAGATAATGCTATTATTTATTATGAAGCTTTATGTAGAGATAAACGTGTACATTTTCAAGTACAAAGACGTAGGAAAGATATAAGAGATAATCTTAAAGCTGAAGTCTTACGTAGACAAAGATTAAGATTTACTTGTTTTCCTTTAGACGAAATTAACTTAATAACAAATAGAATTTATGATTTTCACTAATGGACAATTAAATGCCATTGAAGTAGTAGGAAATTTTATTAACTCTAAATATGTTCTTGATAGTAATGATATACTTACTCTTACTGGTCCTGCTGGTAGTGGTAAATCTACCATTGTTAAAGAAATTATTAGAAAGAGTACAATAAGAAATGTAGCAGTATCTGCTCCTACCCATCAAGCTAAAACTGTTATTAATAGAATGACAGGTTACCCCGGAGAAACAATACAAGCTTTATTAGGTTTAAGACCTAATGTTAATATGGAAGACTTTGATCCTACTAATGTTATGTTTATGCCACAAGGTATGGAACGTATATCAAAATATAACTTAGTTATTATTGATGAATGTTCTATGATTGGAGGTTATATTAATAACTTAATTAAAAAGCTTTCTAAAGAATACAAAGTAAAAATATTATTCATTGGTGATAGATACCAATTACCCCCTGTTGAAAAAGATAAGAAAGATTTTGCTATAAGTCCTACATTTACTCAATATCCTCAAGTTGCCCTTACTGAAATAGTAAGACAAGCTGATAGTAACCCTGTTAATGAATTAATCTATACTGCTACTCAAGATGTTATTAATGGTACAGATTTATTCTTACCACAAGTAATGAGAATAGAAGATACATTTAATGATTTAGGAGAAGGTTATTTATTACGTAAAGGTAAATCTTATGTTGATGAAATACTTAGACATTATAGAAGTGATGAAGCTCATAATGACCCTTATGATACTAAATTATTAGCTTTTGATAATGCTACAGTTACTGCTGTTAATGGAGTTTTAAGAAAACAACTTAATCCTTCTATTGAATTAGTAGCACCTGGAGATATAATTAAAGGTTATAATACTGTAGGAGAAGAAACAGATACTCCACCTTATTACTCTAGTCATATTAGAAATTCAGAAGATTATATTATTAAAGATGTACAAATTAAAGATGTTAAAGTACTAAAACAATATTACAAAGTTTATGAATGTAGTGTTGTTGGTAATAGTAATATTTTAACTATGTTACATCCTGATAGTAAAGTTGATTTTGAAACTGAACTTGTAATGCGTCATACTAATGGTGTACAATTTAGAAGTTGGAAGGCTTTTTATGACTTTAAAAATAAATTACTTATTAACTATGAAGTATTCAATAATTACAATGATAAAGTAGCTAAGAAAGACTTTGATTATGGTTATTGTCAAACTACTCATAAAAGTCAAGGAAGTACATATAACAATGTAGGTATTTATATACCATCATTTAGAAAGTGTTATCATCCTTTTACTAGACGTAGTTTACTATATGTTGCTGCATCTCGTACAAGTAAAACATTATTATTCTACGATAATGACAAGTAAAGACTATATTGCTAATATTAAAGTTAAGTATCCTAATACTTATATAGGTTTAAGAGCATTTTGTAATTTAAATAATAACAAAGCAGACCTTAATATAGTATATGAAAAAGTACCTCTTGATTACCTTATGAGTATAATAATATCTTATATAGAATTTAGACAAGTATCTTTCTTAGAAGCTTTATGTAATCTTCACTTTGATTACCCTGATAATAATCATCAAACTCTTAGAATGAAAACTGTTACTAATATTTTATATAAACTAGAGAAACATATTCATCCTATTGAAGGACAACCATTTTAATTCGTACTTATGATATATTTTGTAACTAATAAACCTGAATATTATAGAGAAAGACTTAATCCTACTATTAAAGAGTTCGAAGATATGGTTATTATAGATGAAGCCTATGGTAGAAAAATGTACCATAATGTAATAGGTAAATCTAAAATGCAATCACTGGATTTAGAAACTACAGGATTAGACCCTTATGTATCTAATATTATGTTAACAGGTATAGGTACATTATCTAATCAATTTATATTTGGTTATGATATTGACCTTACATTTTTATATGAACATATTATTAAATACAAAATTGTAATATGTGGTGCTAATCTTAAATTTGACATTAAATTTATACAAGCTAAATATGGTTTATTATTAACTCGTGTATATGATGTTATTCTTGCTGAACAACGTCTTTATATGAAGTTTTATCAATATAATAATTTAGGTGAACTTGTAAAAAGATACCTTAAAGAATATAGAGATAAAGATACTAGATTAGAATTTGTAGATAAAAATGTTGAAACTTTTAATATTGAATATCATCATATTAAGTATTTAGCTAATGACCTTAATGACCCTCTTAAAATAAGACAATTACAACGTCCTAGAATTAAACAATTTAAGATGGAGTTTCTTATTTATGGTATTGAATTTCCTCTAATATCTATACTAGCTGATAGTGAAAATGAAGGTATTGATTTTGATATTGAAAAATGGACTAGTATTCTTAATGCTAATAAAACTAAAAAGTTTGAACTACAATTAGCTATGGATGAAGAAATTCGTAAGGTAAGAGATTTTATTGTACATCACGAGCTTTATAAGGGTTTATCTCCTGCTTTAACTTTAGGAGGTAAAAAGTATAATGAAATTAGACGTCCTGCACAAGCAAGTATATTAATCAATAGTGATAAAACTACTAATGTATTTGATTTATTTGGTGAACCTGCTACTATTAAAGCTTTAACTAATAAGAAAGATTATAAAGAAGATGGAAATTTAAATCCTGATTATAACTCTCCTTCTGAAGTTATTAGAATATTTGGTAGACTCAATCAACCTTTACCTATTGAAAATGGATATGCAATACCTAATATCACTGATAAAGGAAAAATTGTTAATGGTTCAAATTATTATACAGTCAGTACTGTTGGTTTTGAAAGATATTTAATAGATAAACCTAATACTATAATGAAAGATTTTATACTTTTATTTGATAGTTTTAGTGAAGTTAATACTAAAATTACTAATTACGGTCTTAATTATATTAATAAAATTAACCCTATTACAGGTAAACTTCATACTATTTATAGACAAAATCACGCTGTTACAGGTAGAATGCAATCAGGTGGAGGTAATAAAGAACCTGATAAATTTCAATCTCAAAATGTTCCTGCTACTTTTGAATATAGAAGTTGTTTTATTGCTCCTGAAGGTGAAAAATTACGTACATCTGATTATGAAGGTGCTGAATTAATTGTTATGGCTTCTCACGCTCAAGATTTTAAGCTTATTAGTTTATCTAAAATAGATATGCATAGTTATATGGCTACTGTTTGTTGGAGAGCTATATTTAAACGACGTGCTGGTAATATTTATAAACAATTAAATAAAGTTGTTGGTGGTATTCGTGAAGCTTTATATTCTGAATGGGAAAAATTCATAGAAAATGGTAAAAATTTTACTGTTACTAAAACTGATCCTCCAGGATATAGAAAAGATTTTAAGAAAATGACATTCGGAGTAATATATGGAATGTATCCTAAGAAAGCAGGTATATCCCTTAATATTCCTAAAGAAGAAGGTAAGATAGTAATAGATACTATTGAAAAAGAATTACCCGATACATTTAGAATGGTTAAAAGTGCTACAGCAGCCGCTATTGCACAAGGTTACGTTATTTTAAATTATAGAACTAATTCTAGAGCTTGGTTTCCTAATCTTATTAAACAACTTAAAGGTGAAATAAATAAAGATACGCATTTTTTAGAAATAAGTAAAGATGAATCTGATGCTAGAAATATTAGAATACAAGGTACACAAGCTGATTTTGTTAAAGAAGCTAGTGTAGTATTAGGAACATACTATCGTAAACGTAAACTTAAAGCTAAAATATTATTGTGGGTACACGATGAAATTGTAGATAAAGTTAAAGATGATTTACTATTAGAATTTAATCCTAATATAGACCCTAAACTTTTACCTCATAAATTTAAAAAAGGTGAATTTTATAAGGATATTGCAGAAGCCAAAAATGATATTATGGTAACTGTTGCTAATAGATATTTACATAATGTAACAATTAAAGCTGACCATGTGACAGCACAACATTGGGTAAAGTAATGGATAAACAAAGAAATTTTAAGACTCTTGCACAAGACACGAATAAACTCTCTACTACGGGCAAGCAAGACGATATTGGACAAACTTTGCCCATAGGAAAGAGTTTAAACGATATAGGTCTTGAAAGTGCAAATGCACAAGGAGAAGCTACTATTAAAAAACCTAAGATTACTAAACCTACAACAAGAAAATCTCCTGTTGTTAAAGCTACTACTCTTAAAGACTATCCTACCAATAGGAAAATAGAAATATATCCTAAAGTATTTGTTATACTTGATATAATGAGTAAGATAATAAATAGTGATTTAGATTGTTTTGATGATTTTATTAATGTATCTGAATCTACAGTTGATATTATTGACGTAATACCTAATTTATATCCTGAACATTATAATGTTATTAAACATTCTAGTACTAGGTTTATGATAGATGATAAAGTAATTGTTAACTTTAGATTTAAAAGCATTGTTAATACTAAAGCTTTATTGCAATCTCAACCTAGAATTATTAAGGATATTAAATTTGTAGCTTTAAATGATAGAACTGCTGTAATTGCATATCTTGAAGACGGTGATTTTTACCCTATTAACGAATTAGACCATTATGTTGAAAATTGACCCAAAACGATTAGAACGGCAAAATGAAGCTTTAGATAAATGGGAAGCTAATGATTTTAATGGTATTGCTGACCATTATCCAGGTACAGGTAAAACCTTTTTAGCTATGCTTGCTATAGAAAGACTTGAGAAAAGATGGAAAACTACTTATGTAATTTCAGTACCAAATGATATTATATATAAACAATGGGTTAAACTCATAGAATCTTTTCCTGTTAATCTTAAACAAAGAATTATAGTTAAAACTAAAGGTCAATTAATAAACGAAAAAATACTTTATCGTGATGTAGGACTTTTTATTATTGATGAAATACACGAATATACTACAGAAACTGCTGAATGTTTATTAGATAAATCTATTATACAACATAGAGGGTTTCTTGGTTTAACTGGTACTACAAATCATCCTAATTTTAAGAATGTTCTTAAGTATTATAAAATAGTTGATACTTTATCTGAATATGAAGCTAAATCTAAAGGTTTTATTGCTGAAATGATTGAGTATAATTTAGGATTAGAATTAGACCCTAATGAACAACGTACTTATGAAAATTATAGTACTCTTATTAATAATTTAATGCCATTATTTGATAGTAATCTTAAAAAAGCTGAATACATTTGTTACGGTGGTATTAATCCTAAAGACGGACAAAAATACCAAGGTGGACAATGGGCTATGGCTTTAGCATTACAAAAAGGTTGGAGTAATAAACTTGATATGAATATCCCTGAACATAAAGAGATAGATAGAAAGTATAATCCTTCTGCTTTTATTAGTAATGCTAATTTATTATTACAAATAGTAAATAAAAGAAAGAAACTATTATCTGATGCAGAAGTTAAACAACGTACTACTATTAAACTAATCAAGAAGTTTCCTAATACTAAAACAATTGTATTTAGTGAGTCAACTAAATTTGCTGATAGAATAGGTTTATTATTAACTGATGCTAATATAGCTAATTCAGTATTTCACTCTAAACTTAAAGCTGTTATGAAACCCGGTAAAGGAGGTAAACTTATTAAGTTTGGTGTAGTAAGATTAAAAAGAGAAGCTATAGAAGGACTTATTAGTGGTAGTATAAAAGTACTTTCCACTACTAAATCATTAGATAAAGGACTTAATGTTCCTGATTTAAGATTTTCTATAATTACATCTGGTACATCCAGTGTTGACCAAGAAACACAAAGAAAATCTCGTATAGGTAGAAAAGAAGATAATGATGACCCTGTTCTAAATGTTAATCTTTATATTAAAAATACACAAGATGAAGTATGGCTAAGAAAAAGACAGGAAAATAATAATACTTCCCCTATCTTTATTGATGATATTAATGATGTATCTTATAGACCACAACCTAATTATTTTAATATAAACGATATATAAGTGTTACTAGAAGAAAGATACGTAGATTTTATTTGTGAAAATAAGATAACACAAAGTCAATTCTTATTGCTATATTTAGCATATAAAAAAA